CTTCCTGGCCAAGCATTACACCGGCGCGTTGTGATCAGTGGCCGTCAGTTTGGTGAACCTCAAAGGCAGTGAGCGAGGCGGCCGGGATCCGCGGCAGCCGATGCCCACCATCTGTGCCGGCGGCACCCACGCGGCGGCCGTAGCCGCCTTCCTCGTTAAATACTATGGCCGCGGGGTCGGGCAATGCCTGGAAGACCCAATTCACACCATGCCGACCCGGGACCGCTTTGGCTTGGTCACCGTGACCATCGCCGGAGAACAGTACGCCATCGTCGACATCGGCATGCGGATGCTGCAGCCCCATGAGCTGGCTGCAGCGCAGGGCTTTCCAGATCACTACGAATTCGCCCAGGTCAACGGCAAGCCGGTGCCGAAGTATCAGCAGGTTCGGCTGATCGGCAATAGCGTGTGCCCGCCGCTGGCCAAGGCCATCGTCGAGGCGAACTTCACACACGAGCGTCGGTTCATGCCGGCAACTGAGCAAGGGGAGGCCGCATGACACCAGCCGAGTGGATCAACGACATCGAGGTTTGGGGCGAGGTCGGCGCCAGGGCTGTCGAGCAGGCGCTGGCCGATCAGATGTGGAGGGAGTGGGTATGCAGCGAGTAGACAGGCTGCGCGGCCTGGTGTCCGTGCAGCAGGAGATCAGGGTGCGGGAAGGACTGCCCGTGCGGTTCAGCGCCCGGCATGTGGCGGCGGGCCTCGGCGCCGTGATGGGCCAGTACCGGTTGGTGAAAGCGCCGGAGGCAGCGCAAGAGGCGATCCGGCAGTGGCACGAGCACGGGCGGATTCAGCGCGACGGCACGCTCGACGGGATACCGGCTTGGAGGAAGGCGGGATGAAGCTGACACAGCAGCACCTCAAGAAGCACCCCGAGAAGCTGGGACGATTCGACCAAGTGCGGATCTGGTCTGGCGAATGGCACATGTGGTGGCGGCCAGATGCTCGCGGCTACACCCCGAACCAGAGCGAGGCAGGAGTGTACGACACGATTGAGGCCTGGGCCTGTGTTGCGCACTGCGGCCCCGAGAAGAAGATCATCCTGGTGGCGACATGATCGCGGCCATCATTCTCGGCCTGCTCATCATGGCCGGCGGGGCGCTGGTCCTGAGAGAAGCGAGGCGGGCGCTCGATGAACAGAGAAACGGAACCGGACGATAACCGCCGCCCTCGAGGCGGCTTTCTTTTGCCTTGAAGGAGAGCTTGATCATGACACCCCTGATGCCGCCGAGCGAGGTGGCGGAACTCTTGGCCATCAGTGAGCGCAAGGTCTACGCGATCAAGCACCTGATTGGCTATGTCGCCCTGGGCGGCAACGTACGGTTTGAGCGAGAGGCGGTCGACGCTTACATTGAGAGCTGCAAGCGCGGCCCCTCACGAGGGGAGCAACAAAAATGGGTATCACGGTTCGATACCGCGCATCTCGGAACAGGTGGGTCGTCACCGAGTCGGGTGAGCGCGGCAGATATCAGCGAACGTTTATCACGGAAAAGGAAGCAAGGCAGTTCGCCACGAAGCGAGAGGCTGAACTAAACGAGGCTCAGTTCAATGGCCTCATGGGCCGGCAGGAGCGGAGGACCTTCATGGAGGGTCTTCTGCGCTGGGTCGACGAGTACGACACGAACAGCCAGGGCGCGAGCATTCGTGCAGTTGCCCGCTGGTTCGACGAGAACGCGCAAGACGTGCCTCTTGGTCAAGAGGTGTTGGATGCAGCCCGGTCGATGCAGAAGGATATGCGTAGGAAGCGGCTCAGCCAAAGCACAATCAACAACCGGACCCAGGTGGTCAAGCGAGTTCTGAGCCTGGCGTATCGGGAGTGGGATTGGCTGGATCAGCCGCTGGACGGCAAGCTGCGCAAGCCCACCCCGAAAAACGAGCGCCACGTCTACCTGACCGCAGGGGATATTCGGCGTTTGGTTGAGGCTGTGCCGGAAGAGTATCCGGAGGAGCGGCGAATCATCACGCTGGCTGCTTTGACGGGACTGCGCCGCGGCGAACTCCTGTCGCTGGACCCTGGCAACATCCAGGGTGGTCGCATCGTGTTGCGACCAGGGCAGACCAAGAGTGGCAAGGCCAGGGTCGTGCCGCTGCCGGAGGATGGTGCGGCATTGGTGGCCAACCTGCCGTTTGCATCTGACGCTCATCAATTGCGTAAGGCGTTTGAAGCTGCCCGGCGGGCTATAAAGCGTGATGATCTGCGCTTTCATGACCTTCGCCACACCTACGCCAGCCTGCTGGCTGAGGCGGGGGAGGTGATGACGACGGTGCAGGCGCTACTTGGCCACAGCAGCTTGGTGGTGACCAGCCGGTACGCGCATATGTTCGACTCGCGCTTGGATCAAGTGGCTGGCAGGTTGCCGAAGCTTTGCGACCAAATTGCGACCAGAGAGGAGGGTGTCGAGGGACTAGGTAGCGTAAGGCATTGAAACTATTGGTGCCCGGAGCCGGGCTCGAACCGGCACGGTGTTGCCACCGAGGGATTTTAAGTTCGATCTGATCTAATTGGCGGCCGCGCTTGCAATGCGGTTTTTATGAAAATCAGTCACTTAAAGTTGCGTAATGCTGGACATAGCTGCCTCTCAGGCATTGACTGTGCGACCAAATTGCGACCATATTAAGGTACGGTGAGATTTCTTGGTGACAACGACTTTTACTTAGGAACGGGACAAAGGCGTCTAGCAAAGCATCTGACTGGTATTTTCACAAGCAATGTACTAGAGATCTAGTCATTGCTTAGCTTCTTTTATGAGTTGTCTAGTTGATTTTTATTACTTTTACGGAGTGATTTTCCAGAATTGTGCAGGTGTGAGCAACGTTGTGGTCCTACGAGCTTTGCTATGTCAGCATATACTATATGAATTGCTGAAACAGGAACGCTTTTGTTAGAAGAAACTGATGGTTGCGAGCAAGATGAGCTTAAGGAAAAGTTAGAGCTGCTCAGGGAGATACTGTCTTCTATAGAAATTATATCTAAGTCTACCGATTGGCGAGATGATAGAAACAGGGTGAGAATTGGGCGATTGTCTCATACTGGCATGCTTCTCATCGATGTTATAGAAGACTTCACGTCACAGAGGCGGCGTGATGGTCATCAACAATGATGATGCAGGGAATGGAGATAGTTAAAGATAATGTATTGCCTATTTTTGCGTAGAAATTCCCACTGATTTCATATAAGTCTCAAAGGCAATGCAGGCTGCTTTGCAGCGAGCATCAACCTCACTTTCGAGTGTATCAAGTACATGTCGTTGGGCACCCGGCTTGTACTCCACAATGTCCCACTCGATTTCTGACCCAATCTCGCTGTAATGCGCTTCTACCTTGATGGATGTTGTGACATTCATAGCGTCTCTCCAAGTCTTCTATGTTCCTGAGTGTAACAGTATTTTGAGACATTGGGATGCTCACGCTCGGACCAGCATAGAGAAGTGAAAAAAGATAGTTTTAAGGCCTGGTTGCGGCGCGTTCGAGCACAGGTCAGTGAATTTTGGCTCGCAGGGGCAGGGCTCATGAGAGAAGAAATAATAAGCTTTACAGCTGTAGATGGTGGATGGGAGCTGTTCTGTAGAAACTGTTACACGCTAGAGTTTAACCACTACTCAGATTCTCCGTGGCTCCAATTCGAAATTCAGCCTGAAACAAAAAATGGGGGACGCTACACCGTCAGGTGCCGCGTATGCCGCCATGTATCGCGACGAAAATCGCTGCATCCGGGTAGTCTTCGACCATCTTAGATTCGGGTTGCGAGCAAGGTAGTGGCGCTGGCGGAAAGGTTATAGCAGATCGTAGATTGTGGATCGCACCTCGTACCGCTCTGATCTACGCTGAGCCAAGCACTTTGCTTTCAGGAGACAGGGATGCTCACGCAGATGATCAGTTACCAGGTTGTGGAGAGCGGGCTGGAAATGCGTTGCCTGGTGTGTCAGACCGTCGAATTTCAGGAGACAGGGCGGCAAGGCTGGAGGCTTTTCGAAGTGGTGCCAGACGGTCCTTGGGGAAGATGCTTCATCATTACGTGCAGGACCTGTGGCCACAAGAACCTGCGCGCCTCTATGCAGCCTGACTGGTATGGCTGAGGTGGGCAGTCAGCTACGACATCATGCTGTGACGCCATCTCAATGAGCCCCGGTGCTCGTGAGCCTGGTGTCTTTGGTAGTCAGCAGGCAGACGGCTGAGCCTGCACAGACTTACTCGGCTAGTACCGCTTCGGCACAGAAGCTGACATCATGTTCTACGCTAAGCACTAGGAGGCTAGACGTAGGATAGTCATGTTGGACATGCCGATGATCAATTTTGCGACCGTGGAAGGCGGCTGGGAAATGTACTGCCTGAAATGCCACTCTGCCGAGTTCAACGTCACTGATCGCTCACCGTGGAGCCAGTTTGAGATCCGGACGGGCGGGCCCAACGGTAGGTGCTACCTTATTAAATGCCGCTCATGCGGCCGCGAGGCTATCCGGAACTCACTGCAACCGGATTGAGCGCCACCCTTCGTAGGGCTGACTCGTGCCCGTACTGATTGTCTTGCACGGCCATTCCGGCCAGCGCCCAGCATGATCTAGTGGTGCCAATGAGCGAGCACGAGATTACCCAGTGGCGCAAACGCCTCGAGCGCAAGGGCTGGCTCGGCCTGAGCCGGTCATCGCCGCCGATCGACAGGCTGGTCGAGTATCACGTTGTCTGGCAGGGTTGGCTGATCAGCGGGCGCTGCCGGCTGGGCGACGAGCCCGCGGGTGACCGGTGGGAACCAGGCACACCGCAGTACCTGCTATCACGCAAGCACGGCATCAGCGATGACGTGTGGCGGCTGGCGAAGGATCAGCAGGAGAAGGGGGGCAAGTGAGAAGGAAGCTTTAGGAGCGTGAGCGCATGGGCGAGTTGAAATCTTTGGCTTTCTGGATCGAGCTTTTTCCTGCCATCTTGGCAGCTTTTTCAACTGGATTCGCTGCCTGGGCCGGGATAAGCTCAGCCAAAACAGCCAGGTTGTCACTTAAGCTACAAGGTGAAATAAAAAGACTTGAGGAGGTCCGGACCGTGAAGCGGCCCGTGCTTGATGCACTTGATACCATCCATGGTTGTGTTGGTTTCTTTTCCGGTCGTCCCAAAAAATCTGCTTCGAATGGATATGAAGTGCGTCGAGAGGTGGTATCGAGATTTGAAAAGGCTAAGGATTCACTCCTTTATTTGGACTCTAGCGTAAACAAACTAGTCAATGACTGGTATTGCGACCAAACAGAGGACGAAAGGGTCTATATCATCGTTTACCAGCAGTATCGAGACCATAATTCAGGGCCAAGTGATGCCAGCAAGGAATTCATGCAGAGAAAAGCAAAGGACATCGAGAAGATCAAGAAGATGGTAATTGCTGGTGAGTTGTAGCGCCTTCCCTGGCGCCCATCTCACGCCGGCACGCTGTCGTCATCCAGATAGACCCTCGGGTCATACCCGACAGCCTTGACGTCGACTGACTCGAAGCCGTTGGGATCGATCTCGGTGATCAGCACGTCATGGCTCCATGATGATTCGGGGCCGAAATAGACGTGCGGCGGCTCCATGCTGGGGTAGATCACCGGCTCGTCTTCCTCAGCCGTGACGCCCTGCATGATCACCTCGTCCTCGGCACTGCCCTGGTCAGCCGGGAACGGGCCGGCCATAGTGCCGTCAGCACGACGCCAAGCCACGACATGCGCGCCGCCGGCAGACCAGTCCAGAGGTTCGGTTACGAACAGCCGGTAGTCGCCCCCGCCCATGTCCTCGAACCCCTCCAGCAGCATTGACTGCCCCTGACCGGGCACGTCGGTGATCAGCGCATTGCGGCGCATGTACCTCGAGTTGAGCGCGTCCAGTTCGGTGGAGAACGAAAACTCCTTGCGCCGGTACTTGAGCTCCCGCCGGCGGCGCATGCCGATCTGGTACGCCTGGGTGCGGCTGGTCACGCCATCAAGGCGCAGCTTCTCGGTCTTAAAGCCCTGGTCGCCCGGCAGGCGGCACTGCACCTCGTCTTCTTCCCACGTCGTCTCGTTGATGAACTCCACGTCGACGCCATCATGATCGTCAGGGCGAGGCATGGTGATGCCGAACGAGATATCGCTCACTACGTTCTGCGCGCTGTAGGAGTGCTCCACGACTGCCTGGGGCTCGTCCCGCGCCGGGCTCAGCTTGCCAGCGGCAATGGTCAGCTCGGCCATGCCGGCGATCAGGCAACGGTTCAGCGATTCCTTTGCGGTAGAGTCGTCAGCCTCGATGAAGTTGAACTGGTCGCCGCGGGCTTTCCAGATGGCATCAAGACGGTCCAGTTCATCCAGGTCGATCTCGGCGTCGGTGTAGCCCACGCTCCGGGCGACATGGGCGAACCAGGGGGCAATGTCGCGGGTCGGCTGCGGCGCTGTCCATGCGCCATTCTCACGTACCGGGAGTTTGCGGGTGGCGACCACGGATACTTGGTTCTCGGTCTGGCTGGCAATAGCGTCGGAGCCAGTCACCGTGAGGGCGATCACCGTCACGCCCTCATACCGGCTCGGTGCATTATCGAACCTGGCGCGCAGCCCGTACCACTCCAGGCGGTCGACAACCTGGATGTCGTTCGATTCGGCCTTGACGCGACGCACTTGCACCTCGGGGCGCATAGCGTAGGGCAGGGTGAGCCGGAACGTCCACCCGATCTGGTCCCGGGTTCGGCCTGTGACTGACTGGCCTAGCGTGGTCCAGGTGGTGCCGCCGACAGGCCGATAGCGGATCTCGATGTCGCGGTACAGCCGGTAGATGTTCCCGCTCGACTCGCCGATCTCGCACAGCCCCTGGGGGGCGAAAATGTCCCACTCCAGGGTGTTGGTCACCTCGCCCTCGGGGCAAGCGGTAAACGGCAGAGTCCAGTAGCCGACCAGCTCATCGGACGAGATAGTGACTGAGGCATTGCTGGTGGTGATCGTCGGGAACCCCGGCCAGCCGGTGGTGCCGCGAGCGGTCATCTTGAGCCCGTCGGTCACCGTCTCCACGACCTCATAGTCGTAGCCATTGCGAGTGATGGTGATGGATCGACTCCCTTCGGGGAGCCCAGAAGCTGGCAGCCACCCCTGGTTGATGACGAACACTTCGAGAGTCAGCTGACCAGGGGTGCCTGGCGTGTAGTCGAGGACGCGATAGGAGGCATCGTCCAGCCCGTCAATCTCGAGCGCACTACCTGGGCTCAGCATCAGATAATCGAAATCACCCTCGATGATGTCGGCACCAGCCCCGGGGTCGCTGATCGTGACCGACTGGGGGATAGCGATGTCGATGACGGCGCCGGCCAGCCAGCCATTGGGCAGCTCGCCTGATGAGGTGATCTCGTCCCCGCTGAACGTCAGCTGGCCGGGCCAAGACTTGTCGGCATCCCGGTTGGATGGCAGCCGGATGCCGTTGGCGCCAACGCTGGGCCCGACCTCGGGCGTGTTGTACCAGTTCTGATGCGCAGAGTGGCCGGTGACTGTCTCGCTCGGGCCGAAAATCTGGTAGGCGACAGCCGAGGAGAGAGCCCCGATCCTGGTGTTGCCGATACGGATCTCCTCGGGGTCGATCTCGTACTCACCCTTGCCGACGCACAGTAGCAGATCCAGGGCCTGCACCTTGGGCTCCACAAAGCGGCGGCGCGGAGCGGTGAGGTAGTCGGGGAAGCGCCGGTGCCGGCCGGCCAGCTCGGGGATCACGTCGCCCGTCTTGACCTTGTTGCCCGTGGCGGACGCCTCGAGCAGCGAACTGCCCTTGCCGCCAGTCTTGTTCGACTGGCTGGGGATCGATGGCTTGAGCAGGAACGTGGCCGCTACCGCCACGACAGCGGCCACGACGGCCGCTATCAACGTTGCCCCGCCACCCGGCTGCGGGCGAATCTCGACGTCGTGCCAGGGGTGCAGATTGGTTGTAGCCCACTCAACCTTGTCGAGCAACTGTCCATCGACCTTGACGGTGGCCCGCTCGCGGGCTACTTCTGGCACCCGGGCGTCGACCCATTCGCGCACCGACTGGCCACGCGGCTCGTCAATGATCAATGGCTCGCCGGGCAGGACGCTGGGATAGAAGCGAATCACGAATAGTACCTCACGGTCATGTACTTGCTTTCGAAGTCGGCGATGCTCAGCCAGCGGCAGCCGATCTTGCGGCCAGTCTCCAGCACCCCAAGGCGCCCGTTGACCTCGACGCACACGCCAACGTGTACGCAAAGCCTGAATTTCCAGACGGTGGCGATCGCGCCAGGCACCGGCGGGCCCTCGGCAAAGGCATCGACCTCGGCCTGGTAAGCGTCCGTCAGGCCGCGCTTGTCGTCGGGCGAGATGGCGCCGTAGCTCGGCAGCAGGGGGAGGCCGAACAGCTCGTTACGCACGGCGCGGACGAGTCCGTAGCAGTCATATGCCAGGCGTCCAGACACGGCTTCGCCTCGCCCACCATCGCGGTAGGCGCTCATCAGGTAGGGCTGGATCATGGGGCACCAAAGAAAAGCCCCGCTCAGTGGCGGGGCGTCAGAGGTATTTCAAACCGGGAGCGAAATCGGTCGTATATCGGTCTCGCGGCCAGGCCATGTTGATGATGTCGAGGTAGGAGCAGACCACCTGCATAGTCGCCCCCTTGAACTCCGGAGCCACCAGCACCATCCGTAGCGGCGGCTCAGCTGGCTCCGTCAGATCGCTCGACAGATACATACGGTAGATCACCGTCACCGGTTCCGGGTCGTCACTGTCGATCACGGCCAGGATGGCGTTCTGCGCCTGGCCGGTGACGTTCTCGATGGCGAACTGCAGGTTCTGCTGACCCGTGGCGTCACGGGCAGGCAGAGACACGTCCAGGGCCGAGGCCTTGAAAGTGACCACCTCGCCTGTCTCAAGCGTTACGGTCTGATCTGCGAATCCTGAGCACGTCCGAATTGCCGGGAACGAGGGGTGCGTGATCTCGAGGGTGGAGATGGAGACTTGGCCATGAGGCGCGGACGCATACTGAGCTTCTATTTTAACCACGACCTCTCCTAGTACCGGGCTTCGGCAATAATGCCAGTCACCGTGAACGACCAGAGATCAACAGCATTCTCCGGATTCAGCTTCGTGTGCGGCAAGCAAACAGCGCACGCTGTATTTTGCCCGCCCGAGACCTTGTAACTTAGCGTTGTGTCGCTTCTCTGGCTGTCACCAAAGCTTACGTATGCGGCATTTGAAAAGTCTGGTGCCGCTAGCTGAGTTACTACAGGGATTTGACGACACGCCGGATGACTTATTACTACTGAGTTGTCCGGCTGTAGGTCGGCACTTATACCGGTCAACCAGGGGGGGAGTGTGTTCGATACGTCGGGATATGACCTTAGATAACCGTCGGTATTAACTACAAAACTGATGTTCTGATAGATTCTTACATCGATAGCGTAACCAGAGCCTTGAAATATATCGGCCTGAGCATTGGTCACGAGATCCGCGGAAAGCGTCTGCACGCCATCGTCAACCATCCTAACATTTGGGGTTGCCGTGATACCCAAAACAGCAGTTGCTCGTGGCGTTAGGAATATCCGAAGCCTGTCCGGGGATGCTACAGGTAGTGCCTGGACGCCCCCAACAGAGGCAATTCTAAAGGCGCTATTATCCTTGTCTTGAAGAACCCACTCCCCGGTTGTGCCGTCAAAAACAAAGGTCGCACTCACCTGCCTCCAAATTTGGTCCTCAGGCGCGTTTACTACACCATAGCGCTGCTGAGCATTCTTGCTAGTGCCCAGATCGTAGCTAATAGCGTCGACCGCCGCATCGGCCATTCCTTCACCCATGAAATTGTAGCCGTTCTGGGTTGCGTGAACACCGTCGCGAAGCAATCCGTTTTCAAGAGTAAATGATCCGAATTTCGTGTACGCCAAAACATAGTGAGGAAGAGATGTGCACACGTACTCCTGGGCGACCTGAATCGCGCTCCAAGTTCTTTCTGTTCGATTTTGCGGATTTCCAACCAAAGCAATGAACGACTTGCCTACCGAGAAGTCTGTTCTAATGTTATCAAGCAGCGTGCTAAACGCATCCTGATAAACATCGCGAGGCGTTTGGTTTAGCTGGTCGGTTTCACCCTGATGAAACAAGAGATTTCTAGAATTTACCACGTAGCCTTGTGCGGAAAGCGACAAATCAAATGCAGAAAGCTCGCTATCCAGGGCTGTGTAAAAAGTACCCCCTTTGGCTAGTTCGCTTATTTCAAGACCGCCCTGAGCCGCGGGAAGAAAGAGGCATCCTCTTCCAGTTTCTGAAACATATCGATTTGCGAAGGCCGCCCATGCATGACCACGAGCTATTCCATGCATAGCGTGAATCATGTTATATGTTACTGGGACAATTTCCTGGATTCTCTTGTCCCAGTAAAGCACCATTGAATCATCAATGTTGTCTGGATAGTCGGCGGGCCTTGAGCTGTCCGAAGATGCGGTTGCCTGACCTACCGCATTGGATTGGCCATAAATAATAAACAAGTCATAACTAAGACCAAAGTCGTTTCCATTCCACGTGTAATGTCGAGAAACGCTTTTGACATACACCTCCTGGCCTTCAACCATGCTTTCGGGAGGAATGCTGTTGAGTTCAGAGATGTTCTCTACGTAAACCGTTCGCTTGTTTATAGCATCGCTTACACTTTCTCCCCTATGGCCAACCAGCGAGGATCCTGGCTCAGCGTCACTCTGATTAGCCAGCTCGGACCGCAACGCAGCATCGCCCACGCTGACGAATGCACCACCTTCTGGCATCCCTGCGCCGGTAGTAACGTAAGGCACTGGGGTGTCAGCAGAAAGCTTCCAAAGCTCATACTCGCCACCGGGGGTTTGGGCCCGGATAACCTGATTGTAGGAATCTACAGTGATGCTGCCCCCATAAGGAGCATCAATATACTGATAGCCGGCCGATGCGACGGCCTGTGAGATGCGGTCAAGGCCCTCTTGGGAAATGCGCTCATAGCCAGCCTCCATGCCGTGCCATGTTTTGCGCGGAACGCCCAGGCGGTCGGGGTGCTCGGTCTTGGTCGGGTGATTCAGCAGGATGTCGAGATTCTGTGCGTTATCATACAGGTCCCTGGGAGACTCTGAACCAATCGGGTTTCCAGTGTTATACGTAGTCATGCTTGAGCTCACCGTGTAGGGGTAGGCGGCGGACAGGACCAGCCCGCCTTTTAGGAATGAGCGACGACGCATAAGGCACCTCTTGATTAGGGATGCCAAAAGCGTATCAAAATTGAATCAATTAGGCTTCGGCCATTCGCGATTCATGGCCTTGTCGAAGATGCTGTTGCCGAGAATGAAGTCGGGCGCGATCTCGATCCAGTCGGCTGGCATGAGCGGCCGCTCGAACAGCTCTACCTGAGCGGTGATGCGCCATGAGTCGAGGCCCACGAGCTGAGGGCCGTCGTACATTTGCATGAAGCGGGCCTCGTACTTCTTGAGGCCCATCGGCGTCAGCGTCGGCCAGTCGAACCACTCGGCGCCGCTCTTGAGTGTGTGGGCGTGCCACCCCTCGAACAGCTGCGCCTCGGGCGTCGTGAGCAGCCACGAGACGCTGACCCGCGACGGCACGGACGTGAACCGCTGCCGCATGCGGGATCGCCCGCTGGCCATGTCGGTGCGCTGCACAGGATCGACGTGATTGAGGCCGTATCCCTCACGCAGCGGCAGGGGGAGGCCCTTGGGGTATTCGATAGCCATTAGCGCCCCTTGGTGCTCAGTGCGTATTTGCCGGACATGGCCTTGTGTATCTGGCCGTCGCCAGTGATGTTGGCCACGACCACGTCGATGATGGTCTTGCCGTCAGTGTCTTGCCGTTCGTTGACCTGGCCGGCACGGCTGGCGTCCTCGATGACGTTGACGGTGGTGTGATTGCCTTGGCTTTGCTGCCCAAGCATCTCCGCCGTCTGCTTGCGGGACGTCACCCTGGCAGGGCCTTCGATAATCTCGGGCCCGTATTCACCAGCGATGCCCCATTTGCCGGTGGGTATGTTGCCGCCGTTGTCGAACAGGCCGGCAAAATTTGTAGCTGATGCGAGTGATTGGCTCAGCGCACTGGTTGAGGCAATGCCCGCCATGGCCGGCGCAGCATTGGCGCCGAAAGAGGCAAGAGAGGCCATGGTTGCTGCAGGCGCGTAGGCTGCTGCGATGCTTGCGCCGGTCGCCGCCGCAGTGGCTGCCGTGGTGGCCTGCGTCGTTTGCCCGAGGGCCAACTGAACAGCCTGGTAGGCCACCCATTGCGCAGCCATCTCGCCCAGCGACTGCACTAGGGTTCGCGCTATGCCGTCAAAAAGGCTGTACATGGAGTCGCCAAAGCTTTGGCTGTCGAAGATCATTGATTCGAAGGCCTGGCCGAATCCTCGTTGGAAATTTTCTGCGGTGCTCGCTGCCATGGCGTCAAAGTCGGTGAAGGCAGTCTGCGCACTCTCCAGCCATCGCTCCCAGCCGGTCTGATCCTGCTCGACACCACCTTCACGGGGCCCGACTTGGGAGATAAAGCCGCCAGGTAGACCACCGGCCACCCCGCCGCCAGATCCATAAACCTGTCCTGGCGATTGCTGCTGCAGCTGCGCCTGTTCAAGCCGACGCATTGCCTCAGCATAGCGATCCGCCGTGATGATCCCTTGGTTCCAGGCCTGCGTAAGAAGGGCCTGTTCTTCGCGATACTGGCGCTGCAGGGCCTCTACGGGAAACAGGCGATCGTGGAGGCGCTGCAGTGAGTCGGCCAGATTGTCTGCATCATCAGAAAGCTGGCTCACGTCGCTGGCGGCGCCGGCGGCAACGCTTGCAAGGTCGCGGGTGTTGTCTGTCAGGGCGCGTTCTGACGTGCCCAGCTGGTCAAGCTGGCCCTCGAGACGATCCGCAGTAATCGTCAGTACATCGAGTTGCTCGGCGGCCTCGTTCAGCTGGCCGTACGCCTCCGCCCGGGCGGGCGCATCCACGCCCATTACTGCTGACTGCCGGAATGGCCCGGGGTCTGTCGAAACCTCGTTGATTCGCTCGAGTTCTTGGCGAGCGGATGTCGCCTGCGTTTCCAGTTCTGACATCTTGGTGGCGATCTCGGCCAGACGGTTCTTGATCGCTGCCTCGCTGTTGTCATTCAGCGCGTCGGTCAAGCCGTCAAGTGCCTGCGTTGCCCGCATCGCCGGCCCGGGTATCTGACTAAGCTCATCCCGATAGGCATAGATCGCTCCCGCAGCCAGGACCGCAACGCCGACTGGCCCTCCTACCACTGCCATGGCGGCAGACGCTGTCCGTACCGCCGCGCCCATAGCGAGCTGAGCAGTAGCCGCTGTGCCACTGACGCCCGCCATGCGGGCGAGTGCGGCCTGGTAGGCGATAGTTTGTCGCGTGGCCGCCAGCTTGGCGGCAGTAGCAGTTGCCAACGACCCGGACAAGCGGCCCGCCATCAGCACAGCCAGAAACTGCGCACCATCCACCAGCGTGTCGATGTTTCCCGACAGGCCAACGATGGCATCACCTGCGAGCCCGACAGCATCGTTCAGCTCATCGCTCGCGCCCACCCATTCGAGAATGTTGTTTCGTGACACGGCCACTTTCTGGCCAAACGTCGCGATCGACTGGCCAAAAGCCTGGTCGATACTGGCTGCGGCCCCCTCCATGGCGTCGATGATGACCTGGGCAGTGATGCCGCCCTCAGCGGCGAAGTCCCGCAATTCGCCAATGGTCATGCCGAGAGAGTCAGCGATGGCCCTCATGATCTCGGGCGCTTGCTCGGCTACCGAGTTGAACTCATCGCCGCGAAGCGCCCCGGCAGCCAGGCCCTGGGCGAGCTGAGTGATAGCGCCGGCAGACTCATCTGCGGTCGCGCCGGACAGCGCGAACGACTTGTTGATGGAGTTGGTAATACCAAGCAGGCGTTCGCTTGAAATGCCCAGCCCCTGGGTTGATTTCTCCAGGCGCGTGTACAGATCCACGGTTGACTCGTAAGCCGAGCGCGAGTCGTTGGCGATCTGGAGCAGCTCACGCTGCGTTTTGGCAAGCTCGTCGCTGGAGCTGGTCACCTGACGAATCTGGTTTGCGGTGTTGGCCCAGGCGTCGGCGTACCGAATCACCTCGCCAGCGCCGGCCGCCCCCACAAGGCCCGCAAGCGCACCGGATGCGGCCAGGGCAACGCCGCGAAGACGGGACGTCTCTGCAGTTACTCCGCTGAGGCTCCCAGCAGCTCGATCTCCAGCGCGATCGACGTCGGACAAACCCCGTTCCACGCGCTTCAACGACCGCTCACCGCTACGGCTGTCGATCACCAACTCAAGGCGGCTGGAATAAGGCATCACGATCTCCGGGCATGAAAAAGCCCGGCGCTTGGCCGGGCTCATGGTCGTTGTAGGTGTTCGCTAGTAGCCGAGTCTCGTCCCGCTGGGGGACCCGTCGAGCATGTTGTAACGCTCGACCTTTCCCTCGTTATCGAACTGGACAACGAGATTTTGCTGCTGCATGTTGGAGCCAAACGGCCCCACGTGGACGTAGTGCCATGTCAGCGTCAAGTGGCCTTCGGATGAATACTGCTGCGCCAGGGGCTGACCAAACATCTGCACCATCTCTTGTTGCGTCGTCTGGCCAACCTCGATCCGCTCAAGGTTTGCGGCGTCCATTTTGGTACCGCTGCTTGCGCAACCCGCCAGCAGAAGCGCTGCCGCCAGGATGAGAGCCATTCCCTTCATTCCCGCCCCCTTTTTTCGAGAGATGATCCCTAAATGCCGAGTCCATCTCCCGCATGATGGCCACGTACTCGTCAGCATCACAGGGTAGCACCAGCATTTGGCGCAGTGCAGCCATCTCGGTCAACGGGATGGGGCGAATGGCGGCCTGGCCCTCGGGGCGAGACGGGGAGAGGAGGCGGAAAACGTGGAGCCAGAACAGAACTCGGTCATCCGCCTCGGGCGGCTCTCCTGCGGCGCCAGTCCCGAATCGCCGCTCGAGTAGGTCGCGCTCTTTTTCCCGCCCGGCCCACCGTAGATCATAGAGCAGGGCGGCTACTGCTTTTTTGCCTGCTGCTCAATGTCGTCGCGGCGGTAGTTCTCGAAGTCGTTGGCCTCGGCCATGATGGCCGCGACCAGCTCCGGATTGTCCATCAGGACCTCGACGGCAGCATCGACGCTGTAGGGGATGGGCTGCCCCTGATCGTCGGTGACGTCCCGCCAGTCCAGCAGAATGCCCTCAGCGATGGACTTGTACAGCGCGCGCTGACGCTCCCCTGGGGTGCTGGCCTTGCGCTTGCCGTTGCGCTCTTGGGCAGCCAGGTAGTTCTCATTGCCTGCTCGGGCAATCAGGAACTGGCCGCCCATGATGCTGCACCAGGCGCCGTGCAGCGCCTTGTCGTTGTCGTTTCGCTTTGCGTTGAATGCCATCGGGGTCTCCTTATGCCGGCGTACGGGTGATGCGGACGGAATAGCCGGCGGTCACATCCAGGCGGTGCTGGGCATCCAGCTCGGCAACAGCGGGATCGCTGCCGGACGGAATTGGCATGTCGCCGGACAGGCAGGTCTTCGCTGTTTCCAGCAGATAGGTGGTCGTGCCGTCGCTCATCTCGAACGAGGTGGTCACCGGTACGCGCGTGATCGTCTTGGACCACAGGTTGAAGCCATCGGCGGTGAAGGCGAACGAAATGTTGCCAGTCACGTCCAGCATGCCCTTCACCTGGCGGCCCGGGGTGGCGCGACCGATACACAGCTGGGCCTCATACTGGTTGTCCAGGTTGAGGCCGTAGGTGGCGATACAGGTGCCGTCGAGAACTGCGCCGTCGATCTGGACGTCGCCGCCATTGGTAGCTGCCGACATGACCGCCGTTGTGGTGGCGGTGTTGAACGTGTCGCCGCTGGCGTCGTAGTCCTGGTCATAGCCGGTACCGGCGAACCCGATGGACCCAGTGATCTTGGCGCCGGCCTCGATGGTCAGAGCGAGCGTGGATACGCGCATGCCGGTCATGAGGACGTGCTTACCGATCTCCTGGTAGCTCACCAGAATCTCGAACGCCTTGTCGGCATTGCCACCCGCGACCAATTCGCCGGTGGTGGGGTTCCAGTCGTTACAGAACGCCGCAGCAATGAAATCGTCAAACGACTGTGCCGAGAAATTGAAGTTGACGTCGCCACCGACCTCGTCGGACAGCCGAACCTCGTCGGTTTCCTCCCGGCGCCCCAGGTTCTCGCCAGCACCCTCGGTGTTGACGGTAATGGTGGGCCCGCCATCGGCGCGGCGCAGGATTTCCCAGGGATCGGTCGAGCCGTCCTTACGGTAGGCGATACGGATTGTAGAGCCGCTGTCTTGCATGGGATTTTCTCCAGGCATGAAAAAAGCCGCTCAAGGCGGCTCGGAGGTGGGCGGTGGGGCGGTTTAGCCGACGCGGAAGGGCGTCGATACGTTCAGTTGATACCAGCCGTCAGAGGGGCCTGCGCGCTGCATTGAGGAGGCGAGCGTCTCAAGGTGGCCAGTGCGCCAGAACTGCAGTTGCGCAGCCAGGGAGTCGGCGATCTGGTACGCCTGCCGGCTGCCCTGATTGTCCTTGGTGAACACCTGGCACATGATCAGTCCGGGGCGGCGAACGCAGGGTTCGGAGCCGAGACCAGCGACGAAGCTGTCGCCGTGCTGGATGGTCAGCCTCACCCAGGCCTCCTGGTTGGCGATGGCCGTATCTACTGCGTCACCGTTGGGAGCGCCGTCATAGGCCACAGGCACACCATCCCAGGCCGCCATCCGTGTCGTGATGGCGATGCGGATCTCGTCGAAGGTCATCGGTTGGCATACTCCCTAGCGTTGTTCGCAGCGATCTGGAATATGCCCTGAGGGGCCTGCCCGGAATGGCCGTGCTCCAGCATCTCCCCGTAGGGGGTGGTGTTGACGATGTAAAACACGTCGCCGTAACGCAGTGAGGCCATCGCCGCTCGCGCATTGGCCAGGGTCGTCGTCCGCGACGGGTCCCTCTTTTCTGGGTCGTAGCCCTCATCGGGGCTGTTGACCGAGAAATTGTTGTTGGCCAGGAATCGACTGGTGTCCTTGGGCGAGCCGTAGATAACGCCGCGGACGTGGTGCTCTGACATATCGACCAGCCGCGCCAACTCTTCCTCGCGAACCTGGTCGGCGAATCCTGCGAGAGACTTGGACCATCCTCGTTTAGCCATCAGTTCCTCCTGAGCTGAACCGTCCAAGTGGCCTTGGCCGGGTCGGCGCCTACGTTGACCACCAGCATGCCGTCTATGGTGTCGTCGATCGCCGGGGTGTCGCTCACCTCATCCTGTAGCGCGGTCAGCTTCACGTCGGTGCGCCGGATGTGCTGATCGTCGACCTCTTGGATCGAGTACCCGCCGAACACGCCGCGCCCGGAGTAGGTCACAGTCGTCTCGGGATAGGTACCCTCGACGGGGTCAAACTCGCCCGATACGACAGTGCGCGAGCCGGTGAACGTCATCACCGCGTCAGCCAGGTCCTCGTCAAACGCCTCGGCGATATCTGCCTGAAGCTCGTCACGTAGCCCCATAGCCATACCCCACGGTAATACCCATCGGAATGGTCCGGTACGCTTCGATCAGCGCCAGTGCGAACTGCACTCGCTCGGGGAGAGCGGCATGCTCGCCATAAGCCGATACATCGGAGTAGCGCTTTTCGCTCTCGACGGTATCGGCCTTGACTCGCTTCTGTGTCATGACGCCCTCGGTGTGCTGGGCGTAGAGCTGCCCATCAGCCGCCGCCGCCGACAGCTCTGCCCCCGCCATAATGATTTCGTCAGGCACAGGGGTAGGTAGCTGGATGCGCTGCGACGACAGATAGGCGTTGGCCATTGCCACGAATCGGGCCTTATCGGCGTCTGGGGCCCAGTCTGGGCCCAGCTTTCCGTCGACGTCTTCGACAGTCACGTATTGCGTCATGACAGCCTCGGTATTAGGGAGGCCCCGCAGGGCCTCGGGTTACTCGGCGGGCTTGGTGTCGCCAGCCTCGTCCAGCTTCTGCCGGATGGTGTCGGCCTTCATGGCGTGGTGAGGCTTCTCGCCGAAGCGTTCCTCGTATTGGGCGGCCAGCGCCTCGCGCTCGTCATCGCCACCCTCGGAGGCTTGCGGAGCCCCGTCCACCTTGGCCAGGATGCCGCGCTTGACCAGCCGGGTCAGCCCCGGCGCCTTTTCGTCGACCTCGAGGGTCTTCTTCGGAGCGGCGAACTGGCCGCCCACGTTGACGACGCCCAGGCTCTCGTTGCGGTACTTGGCCATGATCAAACCCCCACGGCTTTGGTGAGTGACAGCGGACGGTAGATCGCCACGCCGGAGCACTTGGCGATGCAGTCGATCACCATCTCGAGGTTGCGCTTCTCGGCCGGCAGCTGCTCGAACGGGCGCGGGATCTCAATCGACAGGTTGTCGACGTCACGCTCGTACATGACGGCGGTGGACTCCTGGCCGTTCGCAGCGCTCGGCTCCAGTTCGGTGGAGGCGATGATGCTTACGTCCGGATAGAGCGACTTGAAGCGCGCCATCACGCTCTCCCAGTTGCCGCCCTCGTTGACGTTCTTGCGCATCAGCGCAGAGCGACGGGTCGGAGCCAGCGCCAGGGTGGTCGGCTTGTGGTAGTCGTAGGACTGGATCTGCACGGCGTCGTACATGGCGAGCAGGTCGTCGAGGATCTGCTGGCCGGTGGTGGCCGGGTTAGTCCAGTCGCCGGTGACGGCGGTTTCACCCAGGTTCGGGTGGTTAGTGAAGCCGTAGAAACCGTGCTTCTCGTCGCCCACCAGGGCCACCTTGTTGGTGAGCTGGTCGATGGCGCGGCGTGCGGTACGGCCCTTGCGCTCGGAGAGATTGGTGCCCATGGCGTTGGCCAGGCGCATCTCGTCCAAGCTGTAGCCGTAGGAGTCACCCATGCTTTTGAGCTTGAGGGTCTTCTCAGTTCCAATCACGTCCACACGCGGCAGATCGTCCGCGTAGTTCGAGATGAACTTGGCCATGCCGACCTCATCGTACTCGCGGTACGTGAACGACTCGGCCCACTCGGGCACTTCGGTGGAGACCGGAACCAGTTGCAGACCAGTCAGGCTCGGAGTGGCGACCTCGTAGATACGGGTCTTTACGTAGTCCAGCTGGCGGGCGAGGAAGATGCCCTCATCCTCGCGCTCGATGCCCAGACGATCGCCGGCATCCATCACTGCCGCCAGGTCTGCGGCGTCATAGTGCATATGCTTCTTGCTCATGGTCAGCGGTCCTTATTTGAACGGGTTGGCGAGCTGAACCAGCGCGATGACGCTGCCATCCGAGAGGGTGATGGCATCGGATCGGAAGATCGCGTTGGGGAGGGCGGTGCCGACATCGGCATCTTGCACGCGGCCAGCGGCATCGAACTCGACATCACCGCCATCTGTCACGGTGCCGGCGTCGATCACTTGGGCCCATACCGGAGCGTTGGTCTCGATGCTCACGTCGTCGTACTGTTCGTAGCCGCCCATCTTGGTGTGGGTGTGCAGCGAAATGCCGGCAATTCGGGTGCCGCCGCCAGGCACTGCGCGGCCCTGTGCATCCTCGCCGACCACTAGGCCGAATTGGATTGCCTCTGCCGCAGGAAGCGACTCTACGCGATCAAAGCCAGCATCGGCCTTCATGCCCGCGCGGGCCTTGTCCATTTCATAGATCATTGGTCATCCTCCACTTTCTCGCCGCGCATTCGGGCGGCCATGCGTTCACGGGCATCAGCGGAACCGCCGCCAGATTTGGACTCTGCACCATCGGCGCGCGAGGTAGCCTTCTTGCGCTGGTCGGCGGCGTCGTCCCGGCGCTTGCCAGCGTCGGCCACCGCATAGTCGTAGGCAGCGTCGATATAGGCCTCGGGCTTATCCTTGAGGTCCACGGCATCGCCACGCACGGCAGCGATGACGCCGACCTTGATATCGCGGTCAGCGGCATCCTCGGCAAACTTGACCTTGTGCTCCTTGGCTACGGCTTCCAGCTCAAGGCGTGCACGAGCCTGATCGACAGCGCCTTGCTTGATCTGCTCGGCCTTGTCCTCGGCTTCTTTCTTGGCCAGCTCAGCAGCATCGGCGCGGGCCTTTTCCTGCTCGAGCTTGGTGGTGGCATCGCCAAGGTCGGCGCGGGCCTGATCGTAGGCCTGAGCCACCTCGGGCGCGGCGTCGTACTCGATGCCGTTGTCGAGACGGACTTTTTTCATGGTGAATTCACCTTCATCGTCGTCGGTTGGTGTTGCGGCATCGGCCGCGTCGAGATTGAGGCGGGCATTACCGGCCCTGCCTACCGGGACAACCGCGAGATGGTTTACGCGGATGTTGGTTTGGATCGCGTCGTAACGCTCTCCGTTGTACTCGCCGGGCTCCTCGATCAGGTCGACCGAGTACCCGACAGACAGCTCTTTCCAGCCATCTTGTTTGATGACGCGTGGGTCGTGGATCACGATGTCGCTGATGACGTTTTCGCCGTCTTGTCGCCCGTGAGTCGTCACGGTGCCGATTTGGTGGCGCTTCACTGTCGCCGCATCGATTTTTCCGTGGTGACCTTTGGTGATGGGCTTGTTGCGGTACGAGGACAGGGAGTCCTCGGAAAACACGTCCTCGGCGCGGCGCAGTTCACGACGAACCCCGCCTTTGCCGTCGCGGTATTCAAAAACGCCCGTGCGGGTCAGCACGGGCGAGTCTTCGAGGTAGCCGTTTTCGTCATACCGGGCCTTGAGAGGCGCTCGGTCGTAGCGATTGACCGTCATGTCAGCGTTACCTTGTCGCGTGGGGGCCATATCGGCTGGCCGTAGCAGCGGCACCTAACCGCAGAGCCAGGGTGGCCATCACTGGGTGGATTCGACCACTGGTAGGTGCGCCCCTCTCGGCGCCGGTGCTCGGGGCGCTCCCGAGCATCAAGGATGCCGCGCCAGGCGTACTCTTTGACGCCGATGGCCTGCTGCCTGGCTTGGGCTAGCTGGCTGTGCAGCTTGCCAACCTGATCGTCGGCGATGAGCTGGGCACGCTTGACAGGCTTGTCATAGGTCCCCTTGATGGTGGCGGCTAGATCCGTTGCTGATTGGCCTTCGTTAATTGCTCGAATAACTGTGCCCTGGAGCTCTTCCACATAGCGCTCGGGGATAGACCGAATCAGTGACAGATTCTGCGCCTCCCATGCCCTGAGCATGTCGGTCAGCCACGGCTCATCCTTGGCGTACTGCTCGCCATACTGGGCCTTGGTCATCCGCCTGATCTGTCGCAAGCCGTGCTCGCTGATCTGCTCGGCATAAACCACAACGCCTATCTCGTCTGCGGACGATGGCCCGGGCAGTGCCTCGACTTCCGGCTGGTTGCTCCCAATGACTGCTGCCAGGCCAACATCTTGCACGCCTGTCACAACACCCAAGGTGGACTCGAGCAACCCGGCCAGAAGATCGACCCAGGACCGTCCTGCTACCGGAGTGGCTGCATCGTCGGGGCGGTAACGATTGGCAGACTCAACCAGGCGCGGCACCTCGGGGATAAGGATCAGATTGCAGGCCTTGCCAAGTCGGCGAGCGTATTGCTTCAGCGCCTTGGCATACTGGCGTTCAATGCCGACCGGCTGCTGAAGCCTAGGCGCCATCATCTACCTCCAGCCCATACAGGCCATCGCGGGCCATATGTTGTCGCACCTCATCACCGCTCACCGTGCCGGTGTCGAGGTCGATCTGCCGTGCGGCGGCCTCAGCTTGAGAGGCTTGGGCGTTATTCAGTCTTGTTTCTGCCTGCTGGGCGTCAGTCGGCGTCCACAGCGACGGCCACTTGATGCGCCACTGCCTTGGGGCGTCGATACCCGACTGTCGGGTGATTGCCTCGATCAGGCGATTGATGGCCGTCTGCGCGCACGTCTGCTGAATGCCCTCGCATAGGTCGTAGAGCCCCTCCAGGTCGTTCTCGCCAGTAGCGTTCAGGCCAGCGGCAGCACGCCCAAACAGCGCCGTCACCGGGATGCCGGTATCAGCAGACACGGCCATCTGAAATTCGGCGATCAGGTCCTTGATGCCGGATACGTTCTGGTCATAGACCTGATAATCATCTTCTGCATCGACGGCCACGCCATTCATCAGGCTGCGCACCTCATCCACCAGATCAACGCGCTTGCGGACGAGGTGTTCTTGGCCGTTCTGGATCAGTTCGGCCAGCCCCTTCATGCGATGGACGGCCTGCTGCTTGCGCTTGAGCACTTCCAGCGAAAGCGTCAACGCCTTCTCGTAGCGCTCGATGGATCGGAATGGTGCGGTCGCAGCAGAGCGCCCTGACCAGGGCACAGAGGCGCCAACTCGCAACCTGGATGGCAGCGGGTCGCCATACACCGGCAACAGTCGCGACTCGTGGACTACGAAAAAACCCGTGGAGCCGCTGTTGCCAGCGGTGATGGGGCGGACATGGTAATACTCCGGTTGGCCGTAGGTCGGCTCGCCGGGATCGTCGTAATAGCCCCCCGGCGCCACGGAGAGCTGGGGTAGCTCAATCACGCGGATCTCGGTGATCTGGCCAACACTCTCCGGCAGGGGCTCATCCAAGGTGCCGGTATCGGTCAGCAACATCAGCGCTGCGCCGCCATCGAGACGCGACCAACGCAGGGCATCAGACATGTTCCCCACAAGGTCGAGGCGCTGGAGCTCCTCGGCAATCACTCGATCATCATCGCCCTCAATTTCGACGCCCCGAGACATGGCCAGATCAGCGGGCAGGTCAATCACCCGAGCCGCAATCCCGCCCCGGGCGTACATGGTCGCCTGATCGGTGGGTGCGACCTGACGGCGGCGTTCGCCCAGCAGCGCCGAGCGATAGCCGTCCTCGTGGATGTTCGACATGGTGTCTCCTATGACGCCATCGCGGCGAAGCGCTGGCGATAGTTGTTGCCGCCGATCATCGGCTGGAGAGCGTACCTGGCGGCGTCGATGTAGTGGTTGTGCTTGTCGACGATGGTTGTCAGCACGTCGCCGGTCAGGCGGTCTACCTTGTAGCTGTAAAGCCGAGCCTCTTTGAGAAACTCGGTACAGCGCGGGTGGATAACGATCTCTTGGTAGCTTCGCAGGTGGGCGATGCCGTCCTCGACGCTTCCCGGCCACTTCTCGACCGGCTCCAGGCGGGGCAGGTTGTCGCGCCGGCCATCGCCGTCGGAACGAACATGGTTGATCGTCTCGGGGCGCGCCGAGTCGCCTCGCACGACGTGCCTGTCGATACCAGGTATTCGGTCCTTGAGGAACTTGGCGATGTCGTCGTTCTCGAGCCCGACTTTGCCGGCCTCGTGCTCGACGTAGAGCCGGCGATCATGCACCCACAGCTTGATAGCCGCCGTCGGGTCCTGGGAGAAGCCCCAGTCGACGCCGTGGTAAGGCCCATGCCAGTCGGAGCCAGGCTCGAATTCAGCCACCCGGTACTTGCCAGCAAGGATCTGTGCCTCGCTGTTCTCCCGGTAGGCGCCTTCCCAGATCCAGGCATAGGTTTGGTCGTCCAGGGTGTCGCGGTCGTTGATCCGCTCCTGGTCGAGCACCTCTGGAAACCAGGGGTTGTCCTCGTAGTTCATCTCGACGATCTTGGCGCTGGCCGGGGCGTTCTTCCTGTAGCGCTGATCGGTAGGGCTTCCATCCAGCTCGGGGTTCCAGGTAATCCAGACTTCCGACCCCTCTTCGCGCACGGTTGGATTGAGCTTCTGCCAGGCGATTTCACTGACGTTCTCAGCCTCATCAACCCAGGCCAGCAGGATGCGCGCCTTGGACTTGATGCTATCCAAGTTGTGGCGGAGGCCTGCGAAGGCGTACCACACTCGCCGATTCCGAGTGCGGATGTACTTCTCGCCGATGTCGAAGTAGTCGTTGAGCCAGTCAACAGATCGAATCGCTTGTTTGACCTCCTCCATTGAGGAGTCTTCCAAGCTGTTCATGTACTCACGGCCACACAGGATCACGCCGGAGACCTCGGCTTCCGCGAACATGTAGGCCCGAACGGCCGACATGAGGGCGAAGGTCCGCGTCTTGGCGCTGCCCCGTCCGCCATAGGCGCCCCGGTAGCGGATGCTTTCACCTGGCTTGTCCGTGAATACCGGTATCAGCTTCGGAGGTATCTCAAGCGTCGTTGTCGTCATTGGGGGCCACGAGCTGGATGGTGGTCGGCTTCGGCGTCATGCTGCCGTCGCTCGAGGTGTGATCGTGACCATCCTTGAGGCCCAAGTCTCGGGCGATGATGTTGGCGTTGAGCAGGTCAGCGGCGGCACCGGAGAACTTCTGATCTCGAATGATCGACTCTGCTCGCGTGACGACTGCGCAAAAATCATCGTCATCACGCCAGCGGCGCCAGGTCATCGTGTCTATATCAAGGAAGATGCACAGCCCGTCGATGGTCATGGCCCGCATCTTCGGGATAGTCGCCATCACGACTTCCCCCTGATTGTGGAACGCCTTGGACTCCCACAGCGGGTGCTTCTCCACCCAATGGAAATATTCGCAGCAGGCTTCCCAAAGCAGGTCGGCACTGGCGAATAGCTTGTCGCGGCCGTGCTTGGTCCTGGCTTTCCAGAACTGGTTGCCTTTAGGTGCTGCCATGAGTGCCTCATTGAATAAGCGGTGCTGAGCTCACGGCGGACGGACTTGCCAGCCACCGTGAGCAATACGGTCATGCAAGCAGGCGCAGTTGCATCTGATCCTCGAGCATGCGGACCTGGATCGTGAGGGGTGGTCAGATTGACCCCCGTTTGCTTATGCCACGTCCAGCTTGAGCTGCATCTGGTCGCGGAGATAGGCGACTCTCTGCTCCAGCGGCGGCTTGACCCAACGATGTCGGGCTAGCTCGCTGCCGGCCATACTGCCGCGCTGCTTCTGATCATCTAATGCCCGGCAAGCATCATCTAGCTGCTGGCGAAGAGTGGCGCGGCCATGAACAATGTCGTCGATGAGCATGTCTGCCCATACGCCGAAATCGACGTCAATCCAGCGAGCGAATACAACGGATAGCTTTGGGTGAAGCCATGTGCCGCCACCACGGCCGCGCTGGGTCCGAATCAAATCCCTCGGATTCGCGGTATTTAAATGCCTTGCCAAGGCAGTCATGTATTGCTGCGTCTCAATGTTCCTCAGCCAGAGGTCAAGACGCTTGCCATGGCGCTTGGCGATGTCGGTGGCATTGATCCAGCCATCAGTGTTGAAACGGACTGACTGGCCCTGGTATTCGAAGGGAACAACGTTCGGCATGGTTCGTTTTCCTTTTAGCAAAGAGCCCAGTCGCACAGAAACGCCAGCCCCAAGAGAAGCTCGCCAGCTTTTACCGACGCTTCACCTGGGCTCTTTCTGAAAGGCTCTTGGGTTATCGCGCCGTGCGTGGCGCAGGTACAAAAAAGCCCCGGCGGATGCCAGGGCTTGAGTGGTTCTTTTTACTTGACGCAAGGCGAGTATATCGCCGGTGTTTTTTCTGCCATCCGCTGCTGGTGTAGTGAATTCCTCAACACGGCAGGCTGAATAGGGACCGCCTGAGCTTTCTCAGACGGCTGGTACGGAGTGCAGCGCTTCACAGCGTCCGCCCTTGGTAGGTGGGGACCACCTCCGGGTGCTGCAGGGTGTTTAGCGTGCCGAGCTAGGGGCTGGGTGCGTACGGAGCGACCGCTAAGCTCAAGCGTCTTACATCAGCCTTGGGCATGGGCGTGCATCGAAACTGTTGCTATACCGATGAGTAGGCTGTTGCCATAGGTTCGTTCTCAGCATACTCTGCCACCGCCTTAGTCGATCTGTAGGAGACCTGGAGGTGGACAAGTATTTGGTCGAGAGCTACCTAACCGCTAAGAGCCGGCGGGTGCGGTGGGCGGTAGTTAAGCTTTCTCAGCACTACAATGAAGAATCCAGAGAGGTTGTTTCGCGGCATGCCCTCGAGGAAGAAGCCCGTGCCGAAGCGGCAGCTCTAGCGTTCAATGTGGAGCCTGCCACCTAGGCTATGCTAGGGGTGACCCTTGTGATTGCGAGGTAGCTCCACAATGCCTGCTAGATTTCAGGTTCGCTCAGTGCTCACCGACCCCGACAGCACCAAGGTCGATTACTGGCAGGTGGTCGATACGCACCTGAACGACGACGTGATCGCTTCCTACCACGACTGCGAAGCAGCTGAACGAGAAGCCGAAAAACTCAACCGCGATAGCGAAGCAGACTGAATACCCGTCGGGCTCACTTTGTTCTAATCGCGTCCATGAATGTACGGGGCGCTCTGCTCTCTTGCCGCTGCCGGCTGCCGAGGAAGAAGCCCATCACGCTGCTGACCAGGCCTGCGGCAATACCCGTCACCGCGATGTCGGCATACCGCTCACCGGTGGGCGTCAGCTCCACGAACGTCACCGCGCCGATGTAGGCGAACACTGCGACGATCACCAGGGTGCCGAGCAGGTACACGAAGTTGCGGGCCAGCCAGCCGGCGTTGTCAGCCTGGAGCGTGGCGACCTGCATCGCCCGGGCGTCCTGCTGGTCCTGCAGGTAGAGACGGGTCAGTTCGATGTCGAGCTCGCGCAGCTTGGCCTTGGCCGCTTCCGGATCAGCCTGTACGTGACTCACTACCGCCTGCGGCGTGGCGTTAGTGCCCAGAGCGTCAGCGACGCGCTTACCCAGAGCAGCACCGACCAAGCCACCAGCGCCAGGTACAACGGCATTGCCAGCCGCTGTGACGGCCACCTGCGCCATGCCAGGGGCAGCCTCTTTGAGCGCTTGGCCAACGCTCGGTGCGATCTCTGAGAGGAATCCACCAACGTCGCTCCAGTTCATGCTTGCCTCACTCGCCGCTGTAAAGCGACGTGATAGCAGGGAAGCGCCCGCATTCATGCCGGACGATGCCCCGGGTATCGGGTAGTTGGTCAGGTGGAACGCCAATGATCAGCGCCTGCCAGTGCTGCACGCCTTCACCGCGGATCATTGGGGCATCCTTGAAGAAGGCGTCGACCTTTACGTCCATGCCGGCCTGACCCTCAAGCGCCCATTCGACGCCTCGGAAGCTGCACTCCCGATTCTTCACTGCTGAACCGCTCACGATCGTGGCGGGGCGGCCCAGGTATTCCGTCTCGGTCAGGCTCTCGATCTGCATCTCGGTGACCACCGGGAGCACCGACCCATGGAGTCGTGCAGCGGTGTCTGTCTGCGAGAACAGCCCAAGCCAGCCAAGGGCCAGGAAAAAGGCGGGCCAGCTAAGGGCCCAGCGTGCTATCCGGTCAGCCATTTGCGTATCTCCTCGGCTACGGTCTTCCATGCCATCAGAGCGCCCGCAAGACTGGCCAGGATCATCGTCACCCACTTGGCGGCCCAACCGAGGGACTTCCAGCCGCGATAGGCTCGCAGCACCTCGTGGATCAGGGCGACGTCTTGTTCTGAAAACTGGGGGTCAGTGCAGACGCGGCGCTCCAGCCTTTCGAGAGGATCGTCTTGTTCAGCCATAGGAGCTCTCGGGCTGGTGTGTTTTCCGCTTTCGCGGTCTGCGTATTCAAGTGTTGTGTCCGCGCCGCTCTTAGGCAGCGTCGGAATACTCGGGCTCGCACACCTCGGCGATCAGCACTTGGCCGACCTCGGTCACCAGGGCATCGAGGTTGTCGCGGTATGCAGCCAGGTCATTCGGGTTCGTGATGAAGAACAGCTCGACGATGATCCCGCCGGCGCGAACGAAGGCCAGCCGGCTGTGCTGACCAGAGCCCTCACCTTTCGCGCCGCGGTTGGCGATGCCCATGACACTCGCCATTGAGTGGCAGAGGAGGGCGCCTAGCCGCTTACCGCTCGCATCCGACAGTGTTTCGACACCGGTGGCGGTGGGTTTGGAGAAGGCGTTGCAGTGGAACTCGACAGCGACGTCGTGACGCTTCGCCATCTCGCATGCCTGGCGTAGCGGCAGGTTCTGGCCCGGCTGCCCATCTCGGCCAAATACCAGCTTGTCGGCGAGGTAGTCACATAGCCGGTCGCGGAAGTCGAGCACCACGTCAGCCTCGGTCAGGCCGTTACCGGTTGCGCCAGGATCGGACATCGAGTGGCCGGCGCTGATGAACAGCGTCTGTGTCTGGAGCGCCATCATCATGCACCTCGAATAAAACAGCCCGCAGGAACGGGCAAAGACACCAGGTGGCGGCGTCATCACGGGAAAGGGCGCCGCCCACTCGATGGCGAGGGACAGGGCTCGCGGGGCGGCATAACGAACTACGCCCCGGCGGGAGGCCAGGGCGCAGGAACGAAAAAGCCCGCCGGTGAGGGCGGGCCTTGATATTTGATACTGCTGGCTCTTGACGGTCGTACTGCGAGCCTACATGAATTGTAGGTTGCGAATGGAAAATGTCAAGCGATTCCTGCTTTTGCCATCAGAATTGCTTCGATTCGCGCATTTTTGGCAGCATCCTTGATCGCTTGGCCGTCCTTGAACATCGGCTTTCGCTCTTTGGTCTCCCGCCGCTCCCTACGTGGCTCCTTGGCGGCCTCGATGCGGGCCAGCTCGCGCTCTGCGTCGTCGGGGCGCATGGGGAAGACGTGCTGGCTGTTGCGGTGACTGCGCGGCACTTCGGTCTCGACTACCGATACGACCGTCTGCGCCGCGTCGACACATGCACCAGGCCATCCAAGCATCTGGGCGTAGCTGCCCAGGGCGGCGGCCACCTGATCGAAGGTGGCACACCAGGGGCCCTCGAGCCGGCTATCCATCTTCGCCGCCTTGATCATCAGGGCCATTAACCGACGGGTGGGCAGTTTGCCCAGTACCACCCTGGCCACCTCGTGCCAGTAGCTGTTCAGGATTCCCTTCTCGTAGGCCACGAGCATCTGGTCATGCCGGCCACCACCGCCGCCACCGCAACCGATCATGGCCACGGGCGAGTGCGCGTGCCAGCCCGGGCGCCGATGGAGCAGGTCGAGGCGTCGCTCCAGTTCTAAGTCGATCAGGCGGTCAACGTAAGCCCGCGCTGCGTCATCCGTGTGCTCTGGGTGCGTCTGTTTGGCATGGTCGCGCAGATCGCTCATGCTCATGCGCCCGTAGTCGTGCTGCCATTGCTTGATCGCTGCCATCATGCCGCGCTCTCCCGTTTTGCTCGTGCCTTGGCCTCGTCGGCGGTGCCGCAGATGCCGATTGCTTCTGATTGCCGCCACAGGGTGAAAAGATCCTTCCCTTCATGGCGTGTCCTGCTGATCGTCCACTCGCCGCTCTGGATGCTGTGCGAGCTGCGCCGTGACCACTTCACGACCGGCGCCTCGGGTCGTTGTGGTGGTAGCGCCGATCTGGCGGGCGCTCGCTCTGCTTGTCGCTCATGCGGCCTCCTTGATCTCGACCAGGCACTGGCCGCCAGCCATGCGCTCGCCCCGGATGATCGTCAGCCGGTCAATCTGCTCATCGTCCAGCCAGATGCCTGCGTGCGTCAGCGCGTCGAGAAGCGCCTTGCCGCCGTGGTTGTCGATGTCCCGCTTGCGGCGGTCGGGCGGCAGCAGGGTGACGACAACATCCAGCCGGGCGGCCAGTGGCTCGCCCCGGTGTTGGCCGGCGACGGCGGTAGCTACGTCTTTGCGGAACTGCCGCCCCTTGCGGGACAGCAGCGTGCGGCCATGGACGTTGCGCCAGACGGTGTTGGTGCTGGGCGGCCAGGGTAGGGTGAGACTGATCATCGGGCAGCCTCCCGCATCGCCAGCTCAAGCCGGAACAGGACGCAGCAGGCGACGTGCGCCAGGTGGTGAACGCCCGTCTCGGGATCATTCTGCTCACCCCTGGCGAGAGCCATCTCGTGGCGAAGCGCGGCGGCCAGGTATCGGCTGTCAGCGTTCTCGACGTACTGCCAGTTGCCTGGGGCGTATTTCTCGGCGCCGGCGGTGAGGACGTGGCCGATGGCCTCAAGGGCTCTAGGCATGTCAGAGACCAGCAGGTCCATCCGGGGCTTCTCGCCGTCGAACTTCATGCCGGCCTTCTCGTCACCCATGCGAATTGGCCGGGCCAGATCCCTGACGCTGACGAGCGTCTCCTCATGACGGAGCAGGGCGTTGTCGATGTGGTCAGCCATGGGCATCCTCCTTGGCGGCGATGAACTCGAGGGCATCGGCCAGGGCGCCGACGATGGGCTCGTCTGTGAAGTGGTCGAGGCCATGGTTTATGGTGTCGGTCAGCCAACCTGGCTGTCGGGCCTGCATCTCGGGGCTGGCATGGATCGCTTGATGGCAGCCGCCGGGGCCGTCGCAAACAGGCATCACCAGGCTGTCGGGCGCCTTGAGCCCCATGCCGCTGACCTGCCACATGCCGATCAGGTGGTGCGCCGAGTCGGCCGGGGCGCCGCAGACGCAGCACGGCAGCGTGCGCACCCAGCGCAGATAGGCCTCGCTGCGCCACCGGCTGTCGCTGGCCGCCTGGCGCCGAGGCTTGGTCCGGCGCGCCATGGGCTTGCGCTGCATCGGCCGGCCGGCACTCAACGCAGATTTGCGCTCAGTGGGGCCGCGGCTCTTGAGTGGGGTCTTGCGCTTCAGCTCGGATCGTTTCACCGGTCGTCCTCCCATGGCAGGAATGCGAGTCGCAGCCCTTGGCCGTACTCCCGGCGAAACTCCGGCCATGACTCCCGGAGGGCCAGGGCTACCCATAAGGCTGGAGCCGTGACCAGTGAAGCGGCCACCAGCAATCGCCCCAGAATTGGATGGTTCTTGATGATGGGGCGAACGCCCCGCAGGCTTGCTTTCTTCATTCCACCCCCTTCGCTTCTGCCAGCGCATCAATCAGCGCGTCGGTGATCAGGGCCAGCTCGACGATCTGCCAGACGAACAGCCCCGCGGCTGCAGCGGTGCCCGCAATGACGAGCCAGAATGGAATGCGCTTCATGAATCCCTCCTGTCGATCCTGTCCAACAGCTCCTGGATGGACTCGCGGGCCCGGCGCTTCTCCTCGCGCTGCGCCCAAGCCAGGGCGGCGCAGGCGCCGAGGCAGGTCACGATGGCGAAGGCGAATAGGGCGAACGTCGGGTTCATGCGGCCTCCCCAAATTCTCTGGCAAGCTCCATGTATTCGCTGTCGAACGGATGAGTAAGAGGGATGCCGTACTCCGCTGCCCAGGCGTCAATCTTGGTCATGAACTGGTGCATCTCACCTGCGTCCAGATCACTTGTCTTGCGCAGTTCGTAGCGCTTCTCAATGACGCCGGTGCGCAGGTCGATGTCGCTGACCTCCTCGTGACCGAGAAACGTGCGCTTTAGGTTTCGCTTCACGGCGTCCTTGGTCATTGCTGAGCCGTCGGCGAATGAGGCCTTGCCCTTGGCGACGAAGAAGCCTGCAATCTCCTCGCACCACTTGTGGAATAGGGCATTCTGCGGGAGCGACCGGCGCGTGCCGGTCAGCTTTACGTTGCACGGGAACCCCTTCTCTTGGAGGGCGCACTTGAGCCGCGAGAGGTCGGCAATGCCGTTCAGCCGGATGTTGATGCTCATCCCTTGCCTCCCGCGATCACTGCCAGGGTGAGAACGCCCAGGGAGGCCCCAATGAACAGGCCGATCAGAAATAGGGTCATACCACCTCCTCGCGGTACGCTTTGTCGTAGCTCCAGGAGGGCGTGATGATCTCCAGGGCGCTTTGAGGGCGGCCCTTGACGCGGCGGACACGGAACTTGCCTTCTCCGCACGAGAAAACGCCGTAACGCCTCCCACTGATCTCGGCACGGTTCACAGCCATGTGCACGGCGTGCGCTGGGCAGTCGGTCATGGTTGATCGGTAGTTGCACTTGATAGCGGCGTTCATGCGGCGGCCCTCGCTTTCTGCTCTACGACATCCAGGTACTTGTCCAGCACCGGCACGTCGCCAGCGGCCCAGCGGCCCAGCGGGAGACGGTGCTACGGTTGACGCCGATCTGCTGCGCAAGCAGAGAGCAGCTACCTGCGGCGGCGGCAGCCTCAACCACCAGAGAGCGGCGACGCTCGACCTCTTGCCGCCCCAGGCGCTTGACGGCCAGGTCGATACCGCGCTTGCGGCGCTTGGGCTTCGGCCCGGATTCTGCGAGTGCTTGAATGAAGTCGGCGGGGCTGCGGACGCCGCGCTCAAAGTCGGTGATGATCATGGCGGCCTCCTACAGGGCGAATTTGTCTTCTGCGGCAGGCGCAGTTGATTGGCGGGGGAACTCACGGTGGTAGTTCGCGATATTCTCAGCGGTGGCCGGCAAGAGCTGGGACCGGCTGAGGTCACACACCACCGAGACGCTGCCGACCTGGCCGTCGCGTTGCTTCGCCACGATCAGCTCGGCGATACCCGGGTATTCGCAGTCAGGGTTGTGCTTGGCGTCGCGGTAGATGAACAAGATCATGTCCGCGTTGTGCTCGAGGGATGCTGACTCGCGCAGGTCGGACATGACCGGGCGCTTGTCGTTGCGCTTGGTGTTCTCGCGGTTGATCTGGGCCAGCAGGATCACGGGGCATCCCAGTTCCTTGGCCAGGATCTTGCCGGCCTTCGACACCTCGGCCATCTGCTGTTCTCGCGGCACTGATCGGTCATCAGGCTGAACGATGCCGGCGTGGTCGATAATCACGCAGCCCAGTTCGCCGAAGTGCTCCTTCCAGCGCTTGGCGGCGGCGCGCATTTGGGTAGGCGTCAGGCCCGGACGGTCGTCGATCACCAGCCCGGCCTCCTTGGCTGCCGTCATGCCGGCGCCGACCTTGTTCCAGCCCTCGTCGTCCATGTACTTGCGAGGATTCTTGAGCGCGTCCAGCTTGACGCCGGTGTACGAACCCATGACCCGGTTGAGCACCTGCTCCTTGCGCATCTCGAGCTGGAACATCACCGCCGGCTTGTTCTGGCGAAGGCACACGCTGTCGAGGATGTGGGCCGCCACTACGGTCTTGCCCATGCCTGACTCGCCGCCCAGGACGATCAAGTCCTCGGGGTGCATCCCGCTGGTCATGTCGTCCAGCTCTGGCAGGTTGAACAACAGGCCCATCGGGTTGATGCGGCCATTGAATCGGTCGTCCAGCTCGTCGACCCATGAGGTCAGCCAGTCTTTGACCGGGGTGATGGCATCGGCGCGCTGGCCCATGACGCCGGCCAGCTTGGCCTGCGCCTGGTCGATCAGCTTGGATAGCTCCGCGCCCGGGGCCTCGAGCCGTTCATTCAGTTCGCCGAACGCGACTTGCAGGCGGCGTCGCAGGGCCTTGTCGTGCACCGTGACCGCGTAGTGCTTGGCGTTCTGCGGGTTCGGCGTGTTGCGGGTCAGCTCGATCAGTCCAGGCAGACCGCCGTACTCGTCAGCCATGTTGCTGACCAGCTCGTGGAGCGAGATCACGTCAACAGTGCCGGCCATGGCCAGTTGCTGCATGGCAGACCACATGGCGCGGTAGTGAGTCAGATAGAAATCCTCGGCTGACACTTCGCCGGCCACGGCGTCCATCTGTGACGGGTCGAGCAGGCACGCCCCGATCAGGCTGGCTTCGGCTTCTTCGCTGTAGATCATGCCACTTCCCCCTTGAAGATCTGGACGGTCACTTGCTGCTGGGCAGCCCAGGACAGGCGGCACCACCGGAAGGCGTCCTCGCTCTGCACGCGGTCGACCTTGGCGAGCCGGCGGAACACTTCGCGGTAGAACTCGATGCCTTCCTGCTCCTCGGTGAATACCGGCTTGCCGGTCGAGGCGCGGGGCTTGGTCTTGAAGTTCTCCCAAGCGGAGGCCAGGGCCTGGAATCCGCGGCTCTCAGGCGTCCAGTCGTCAGCACTGATCTTCTCGATGTGCGCCGGCATCTCCTCGTTCCAGGCGGCCAGGATCGCGGCGTGAGGGCAGCGCTCCGGCACGTCGTCCAGCCAGCGCTGCTGGTTCAGGTAGGTTTTCGGGTGGAGCTTGTCGAAGCCAGGGACCGCCGCATCCAGCCGGATGCGCACGTCGTCGATCAGACAGCGGGCGAAGGATGCGGGATCTGATTGCTTGTTCAGCAGGGCAATGAACTTCTCCCTCGCAGGCTTCTTGCCGTCCTTGCGGAGACCTGCCTGCCAGAACTCGTCGAACAACGATTCCAGATCGGCCTGCGCCTCGCTGTCGGACTGGTCCGACAAAGGGGTTATATCTTTCCTATCTTTCCTATCTTTATTAGATTCACCGTTTTGGTGAACGGTTTGTTCACCATTTTGGGAAACGATTCGTTCACCATTTTGGTGAATCATTTCCCATTCTGGATTTGCCCGTTTTACGGTCTTCGAGGCGCTTGATTTCGCCTTCCACTGGTCGTGATGTTTGTTGAATCCGATGGGCCCCTGGCTGTCACCAACGCGGTACAGGATGCCTCGACGGATCAGCTCAGCCACTGCCGTGGAGACCTTCCCCTTGGGAATCTGAAGGCCCTCGGAGATGTAGTTCGTGGTCATGACTTTGTTCTTCACGTGCCAGCCCCAGGTCTCGTCGATGACGAACAGCACGATGGGATACTCAGACCCGCGCAAACGGGCCCTGCCCAACGCACGCATCACCTCGTGGCTGATACGGACGTAACCGTTCTCCAATTGGGGCCCCCTTGGCTGCTCTTCGGGAACCGACGCCGACTCTGGCTCGTGGCCTGGGAAATACGCGATGCTGTTCATTAGGCGTCTCCTGCTTCGAGGCAAGCCCGCATGAGGGAAATCTGCCTTCTCCCTTCTTCGCGCATCTCACGCATCCTCCTGGCCCGCTCCTCGTCACTGAGGATTTCTTCGGGCTCAGGATCAATGGCGACCTGGGGGCGTCGAGTGACGGGCTCATAGACGCCGGAGTCCACAACTTGTGTCAGGAACGCAATAGCTGCATCTCGATCATCCGGGAACTCGAAAAACTCCCGCGCTCGGTTGGCTCGGTAGGCGCTCAGGCGGGAATGAACCTGCATTTCCACGATGCGCGGCTGGTATGTGCGCAGAGCCAGGATCAGATAGAAGGATGTCGGCACGGACGTGCTGCGGGATAGTTCAGCAATCCTGGCTTCCACCCCGCGCTGCGTGTGGCCAATCTTGTACAGACAAGGCATTGCAAGGTTGCCGATTAGATAGACATCGCCGGTCTGGACTGGTCGGTGTTCTTGGTTTAAGCTCATGTCATCACCTTTGTGTAGTGAAGCGCCCGGTCCTTGCTCCCCAGCACGCCGGGCGTTTTGCGTTTAGGCCTTGGCCAGTCTCGGCTCGGCCATTTCCTTCAACTCGCTGCGCAGCGCGCACAGCTTCTCGATGGCTACGTCGACAGCACGGTCGATGGCCCACGCCTCATTGGCGTCAACCTTCCCGTCTGCCAGCGCGGCCTGAACCTCTTGGGCAACGTTGCCCACTGCCACCTGCTGGTGGATGATCCGGTCGCACAGGGATGCGTCGTCGCCCGGCTTGTCGGCAGGAACCGCCATCAGCTCCATGTCAGCCAGGATCTCGCTCAGGCAACGGGCATCTTTGGTCAGTACGGCGATCTTGATGAAGTCGTCGAGGGTCAGGCGGACGGGGTAGTCCGGATCGACTTTTTTGTGCAGGCGGGAGTCGTCCATCTTCAGGCCGCGGGCCACAGTGGCGAACCCGCGCTCCTTGACCACCTGCCTCATGCCTTCTGTATATAAATCCATGTCCGGACTCCCTACTGGTGCTGCCTCTCACTGTTTCGGTGGAGGGGCTAATCTGTGGTTGTGGTTAGGCGGCACTGGGCCGGGCCTTCAACTTCCCCTTGCTCAACCGCTCAATCTGGTACTGGCGGAGAGTAGGAACGTCCTCACCCCACTGGGTGATCGCTGAGGGGGAAACTCCGATGGCTCGAGCCAGGTCGATCTTCTTGCCGCCGAAATACTTGATTGCGTCTGCGGTAGTCATGGGGACCTCCTGTATGCAGCAATTTAAGCATGCTGAAGTGCTTTCCGCAAGCATACTGAAAGGCGATGGGTTTAAGCTCGCTAAAATGAACATCAGCGACAGAATCCGTCAGGCCATCGAGCACAGCGGGCAGTCCAAGAGCGCGATTGCCAAGCGATGCCAGGTCAGCCCGTCCGCCGTCACCCAGTGGCTGAGCGGCGAAACCAAGGCGCCAAAAGCCGAGAAGCTGCTGAAGCTCGCTCGCGCTACGGGCGTGTCCTACACCTGGCTCGTCGAGGGGAAGGGGCTGATGCATGGGCGCCCCAAGGATGAGCTGGAGTTCCATGAGACCGAGATTGTCGAGGACGATGCGCCCTTGGCGCCCGACGAGATCGAGATCCCGTTCTTCAGGGAGGTGGAGATGGCTGCCGGAGACGGCCGCACCCAGGTCATTGAAAACCATGGGCAGTACATGAAATTCAGTCTGGCGCGCCTGGCTCGAGCCGGTGTCCAGCCCCATAATGCTGCCTGCGCCACGCTTACCGGCACGTCAATGGAACCGGTGATCATGGATGGCTCGCCCATCGGCATCGACAAAGGCACCACGCACATTGTTGATGGTCAGATATACGCCCTGGATCACGGGGGCATGCTGCGAGTGAAGCGACTGTACCGCGCGCCGCTCAACCGAATGCGCGTGGTGAGCGACAACCAGATCGAGTATCCAGAAGAGACGTACAGCATCAGCGACCCTGACGCGCCAAAAATCATTGGCCGGGTCTTCTGGTGGGAAGTCTTCGCGTAAACCTTTAACAGCACTAAAAAATCGCCCGCCCCGAGCGGGCTTTTTTGCGCCTGATGTTTCAGTAAACTGAAATTTCTTTAAGCATTCTGCTTGACGATTCATTTCAGCATGCTTAAATTGGGAAGCGTGGACAGGGCAGCAGCCATCCGCTCCGCACCTCGGGGTCACAGAGGGGACGCTTTGATCCATCAGCCTGCAAAGGCCACGGAGATGGGGAGCCGAGGGGAGAGCGGAGGGATGACCCCGCCACCAGCCGACTAGCGGTCTTGAGAGTCAACCTCAGTCGGTGCCGGAAACGCGAAAGAATTCCGACGCCCTGCACAGCGGGGCGTCATCCACCAGCCTTCTCGCCGAGAGGGCTGATGGATGACAAAGGGAGGAGGGAATATGAGCAAGCCAATCGGATTGTCCGAACTGATCGCGGAAATCGGGAACGATAATTTGCTGATGCAGCCAATCGATCAATCACTGGTCAGCATGAATAAACGCCGAGACCACAACGAGCTAGCGTTCGCGACTGACCAAGATTTTGATCTCAACGGGACAAAGCAGTTTGGGATGGTCATCTGGATTGATCGGGCAGAACTGACAAGGGCCAAGGATAGGTTGCTGGCTAGCTAAAGGCTTGACGACGGAGCCCGCGGGCGAGGGGGAGTGATGAGTTGCTGGTCGAAACCTGAGTTGGAAAACATGCTCGAGGATGTCGTAAACGAGCTTGATCTATCTGACAGCATGATTGAGAAGCACGGCCCACTGGGAACTCCGCCCGCCGAACTTGTGCGCCTAGTGCTGGAAAGGAAGGATCGGGAGATAGATGCGCTAATGAGAGGAGTAAGGGTGATCTACACCGAATGAGAACCAGCCCCGCATGAGGCCATCATGCCGCGATCCACCGCGATAGAGAGGCCCAGCGCCCCGCCCCGGGCCAGAGTACGGGGCCATCGGAAAGCCCTTGAGCATGAGCATTCATGCCCTGGCTGCTGGCTAGAAGGCGTCGTCAGTCAGGCTAAGTCGAGGGATTCCCGATGCGGTGAGCAATGTCGCGGGATAGCCGCCTGCGAGACAAGGGGCGAGAAAGTCATGCCTCACCCGCAAGGGAAAGACAGCCGGAATAGGCCCCGGCCACCGCATCACCATCTGTTCCCTGCATTGCCCGCCATCGTGCGGGCTTTTTTTAGGCCCCATTCAAGGAGGGCAGCACATGAGCGAACGGCTTGTTCAAGTTCCGGCTGAACTGTTGCAGCGACTTCTTCTTGCCAACTCCAAGCACTGGGAGTGCTTTGCATCTGGCGATGAAGAAAGAGGTGTCGAATTTGCTGCCCAGTTTGATCTTGCGCTTTACGAACTATCCCTACTGGTTGGTATCGATGCGGAGGTTGATAGCAATAGTCCGGAGAATGGTTATGTTTAAAGCTCTTCCCACTCCCAGCCAGAAATCTCTTCTTGAAATCCTAGATTACGACCCTTCGACAGGGGCGCTGATTTGGAGGGAGAGGCCCGCCCCGGAAGGGAGGTGCGGCCATCACTTGCGCTCAAGAAATACAAGATGGGTTGGAAAAAGGGCGGGAGGTCTGTGGACCTCCCAGGCAGGGTATAGGTGTCGGAAAATAAATATTTTCGGTCGCTATCTGCATGAGCACAGAGTTATTTGGAAAATGGTGACTGGTGAAGAAGCCGGTTCGCACATTGATCATATTAACGGAGATCCCACTGATAATAGATGGGAAAACCTTAGATCAGTCTCAGCAAAAGAGAACTCAAAGAACGTCAGGATGCTTAAAAATAATACAAGCGGGGTTACTGGCGTTTTCTTTTTGGCCAAATATAACAAATGGGCAGCCCATGTTCGCGTAAATAGGAAAAAAATCCATCTCGGAATTTTTGGAGAAATTGACGAAGCGGCCATGGCTGTAATGGAGGCGCGCCTTGATTTTGGCTTCACGTCTCGTCACGGAATCGTTTTCGCCCCGCCGCAACGTCATCCGGCCCTAGCCGTATCGGAGTGAGAAATGTCCAACCCAATCCGCGAATTCGCCGTCTGGGCGGTCAGTATGCTGCCCCCTGACGCATCGAACGAGACCATCGCCATCACCGTGATGGGCTCGTTTTTCGCTTTCTTCACAGCCCTGGGCGGCCTGGCTGGCCTGCTGGGGTGGATCTGCACGAGGGGTAGGGCATGACACCGGATTCTTGCTGGGTCGCGGTGGCGGCCCTTCTCTACGCCCTGGCATTCATCGGCGCTGTGATAAGCAGCAGGAGGTAGGCATGTGCACGAGCGGATGGAGCAAGCACAGCCGCGACATCGAAGCCTTGCGCGAAGCTGGCAAAGAGCCTGGAGCATACCCGGTCGATGACGCGATCAAAGAGGCCCTGATGGCTGACCAGCTATCGATGGACGGTTTGATCATGGCCGTTGCCGAGGTGTTTCTGAGCAACGGTTATCGGGGCGGCTCGGAGGTCAATCGAGCGATCGAGATCGCCCTGGACCAGCACTACCGGAGGAGGGCGGCGGCATGAGCTTCACCTTCCATACACGCGTGCATGGCATCCCGTGCCTGTGTGACGTGACGTTTTACCAGCCCGGGGTGCCGATGCGCACCACCGGCTCGGGGTTTGGCGACGCCGATCCGCCAGAGCCGGAGGAGTTCGAGTTCGACATCCTCGACCGCCGCGGTTATCCGGCGGCGTGGCTCGAGCAGAAATTGACCGACAACGACTACGACCGGCTGCTCGGCGAATACCGTGAGAAGCGGGACGCCTGGGCGGCATGAGGAGGGAGGCATGGGGGCCAGTGGTAAGGCGCGCCAGAACGCCCGCAGCAGAAAGTTAGCCAAGGCGGCCTTTCGGCTTCGACAGAGGGGGCTCACCAATCAGGAGATAGCGACCCAGCTTGGGCTCGACGAGTCGGTCATACCGGCCCGAGTCCTCCTGGGGGAGCGCCTGGTTGACGCAGAGCTATAGAGAAGCCCCAGCCGATGGCGGTCGGACTGGGGCGGATACCAACAGTATCGAGGAGAGGATAGATCAATGAATACCGAATTGGCTACACGACAGGAAGGGGCGGTTCAGGCGCCCGCGCAGCAGGTGAGCGAGTCGGCAGCGATCATCCAGGTGATCGAGCGGGCGGCCATGAATCCCGACGTCGACATCGACAAGATGGAGCGCCTGCTGCAAATGCAGGAGCGCGTCATGGAGCGCCAGGCGGCCGCTGAGTACAGCGCCGCAATGGCAGCCATGCAGCAGGACATACCGAGCATCACCCGCCGCGGCGAATCCCACAACGGCAAGTACGCGAAGCTCGAGGACATCGTGGACGAGGTTCGGCCAATCCTGCAGCGGTATGGCTTCGCTGTGAGCTTCCGGGTCAAGACACTTGATCGCGCCGTGGAGGTGACTGGGGTGCTTATGCACCGCGGGGGCCACCGCGAAGAGACCGCAATGCTGCTGCCAGCCGATACCAGTGGCAGCAAGAATGCCGTCCAGGCGTTCGGGTCTTCCACCAGCTACGGAAAGCGCTACGTCCTCTGTTCGCTACTCAACATCACAACCCGCGGCGAAGATGACGATGGCAATTCAGCAGCCCCGACGAAGACTGTCACGGCGTTCCAAGCCGGGCAGATCGCACAGAGCTTGGCCCAGTGTCCCGAGAAGACTCAGACATGGTTTGCCGAGACCTATGGTGACGCCAGCCGCGTCCCGCGCACCAAGTTCGACGGAATGATGGCGCAGCTCAACAAGATCATCCAGGAGGCCGGTGATGCAGATCATTCATGAGCTTGAGCAAGGCTCGCCCGAGTGGCTGGATGCCAGGCTGGGCATCGTCACCATGTCGCGGCTGAGCGCTTTGCTGGTCAACGGTAAGAGCGCATCAGGCTTCGGCAAGGACGCCTACTCCTACATGAACCAGCTAATTGGGGAGCGGATCACCGGCGAGCTGGATGATTCGTTCCAAGGCAATCGCCACACTGAGCGCGGGCACGAGCTTGAGCCGCTGGCACGCCAACTCTACGCCGACACCACCGGCAACGAGGCCGAGGAAGTGGGCATCATCCTGAATCACGGCGCGGGATATTCCCCGGATGGCCTCGTGAGCAATGACGGCCTGATTGAGATCAAGACCAAACAGCCGAAGCATCAGATAGAAGTGCTACTGGCAGGTGAGATCCCCAAGGATCACATCGCCCAGTGCCAGGGCGGACTCTGGGTTTCGGAACGAGAGTGGATCGACTTCGTCAGCTACTGGCCTGGGATGCCGCTTTTCGTGAAGCGGGCATATCGCGACGAGACGATGATCCGAACCATCGCGGAGCGCGTCGATGCGTTCTACGAGGAAATGGAAACCCGAATGGGCCGCGTACTGGCGGCATGAGGAGGCAGGAATGCAGTGTCCATGCGGAGGGGCGACTGTCTCGCGAACGGCAACCGTTAAGAGGGTGAGCCTGACCTATCAGGCGTGCGGCTCCTGTGGCCGTGTTGGCGGTGAGGAGCTTTACGCGAAGGGGCGCCTGGTCGCCACCGGCACACAGGCTAGGCAGCAATTCCAGTCGTTGAAACCAGCTTAGGCCCCACACCGGGGCCTTTTTTGTGGGAGGCGGTATGCCACGCAAATACCACCGCTGGCCTCGCGAGGATCTCGACATGCTCGAGCGCCTGGTGCTGGCGGGCTGGCATGACGAAGACATCGCTGACGAGATGCAGCGGGAACTGTTGTCTGTGCGCGGCGCCATTCAGCGCATTGGCCTATCCAAAGCCCGGCCTGCCAGCTTCTGGAACCGGCGAGACGACTGGCCAGAGATCGACACCATCATCGTCGATTGTCTCGAGGCCAGCTTGATGACGGTGCCTCAAGTCGCTGAGCACTTGGCCCGCATCGGGAAAAGGGTCTCGGTTCAAAGCGTGTACCGGCGAATCGCCAGCATGCCAACAGAGGTACAGAACCGAGCCAAGCGCAATGGCAGCCGGCGTCGCGCTGCTGTCTGCTCACGGATCAAAGGTCGCCGCAGGGCGGCATGAATAAACGCGCCGTGCCCGGTGGCGCTGAATGACCGGGACGAGGCCAGGCCACCGTGCCTTAAAACGGAGTCAGCCCGCTGGCCGCCGTCTCCTCAGCTCCACCCGTGCTGAGCGCGGGCGAGTTCACTGCACAGCAGTAGGCGGCAGGGCGGGCCGGCCACCCCTCCGAGATGGGGCATCAATTACGTTGGCCCTGCAGTCGGTGGGGCGACCTTTATTCAGGGGAAGGCACCATGACAAAGCGTTACTTCAAGATCACCAAACTGCTACCCGGGAACCCGCTCCACGACGATCACGGCCACACCGAGCCCGTTGAGGCAATGAAAGCTCACCTTCGTGCAAAGCGTGATTTTCAGGAAAGCGCTGCCGAATTCGCCAAGTCGCTCGGCGGTGCAGCCGTCAATGTCACTGGGATGACCAGGCTGTCGCTGCACGGCATCTACTTCGACGGCGAGCCGGAGCATCCGGAGCTCTGGACGAAGCCCGATCCCAAGGCGAGATTCTCTCGCCGGCCTCGCGCCAAGGGGGCGCGCAGCGTGAAGGGCGAGGAGCTCAAGCAGGCCCATAAGGAGTTGCTGGATCGCTGGGCCAAAGAGGCGCCAGGGCCTTGCGAGCTCGATGGCCAATGGCTGTGCGGCGGCTACATCACGTCAGATTTGATGTTTTCCGGTGCGAGCATGGTTGTAGACCTGCGGAACGGCGAGCTGTACGTAGTCGCCAGCCAGCCGCCGGAGCGAGGCGCAGAATTCGTCGAGATTACCGGCGGCGAGTATCTGCAGGCTGAACAGGCTGCCCGCGACCAAAGGGCCTTGGACTACCTGTAGCCCGTCATCGACTACCGGGACGACCCGGGTGCCGCACGTGAAGCGGCAATTTCTTTCCAGCCTCGGCACGCGCCGGGGCTTTTTCATGGGAGAACGATCATGTGGTTCAAAAATCTCCACCTCTACCGCGTTCACAGCGCCCACATCTCAAGCCTGGAGTGGCTCGAGCAAGCGCTGGGCGAGCAGGCGTTGCGCCCCCTCAGTGGCAGCGAATCACGTCGCGTCGGCTGGGGGCCGCCGGCCGGGCGCGGCGGTGATCGCCACCTGCATGAGCTCCAGGGGCATCTCCTCATGAGCATGTGCCGGCAAGAGCGGATCCTTCCGGCCTCGGTGGTGCGAGAGGAAGTCGAGGAGCGCGTCGAGGCGATTGAGGCGGAGGAGTGCAGAAAGCTGCGGCGCCAAGAGAAGCAGGCAATCAAGGAGCAGGTCTACGAGGAGCTGCTGCCGCGGGCATTCGTGCGGACGCAGCGAGTCGACGTGTGGTGGGACGTGCACCGCAATCTGATCGGCGTGGCTACCTCGAGCCGCAAGCGTGCAGAGGAAGTCTTGGACCTGATGCGCGAGACGCTGGGCAGCCTCAAGGTCACGCCGCTTGCTACGCAGACCCTTCCGATGCGCGCCATGACGACTTGGCTGACGGACCCCGGCAGCCGGCCGGCCGACATGCAGATCGGGGATCAGGTCGAGCTCAAGGCAAAAGGTGATGACGGAGTCGTGCGCGGCCGCCAGGTGGACTTGGACAGCGATGACATGCAGCACCTACTGGAGAGCGGGCGCCAGGCAAGCAAGCTCGCCCTAGGGCTCGAGGGGCGTATGGCCTTCGTGCTCCACGACGACCTGGCCATCAAGGCAATTCGCTTCGATGACACGCTGATTGACGAGGCGAACGAGGCTGATGACGGCGATGACGCGGTAGCCCGCCTCGAGACCGACTTTCTGCTGATGGCTCAGGCCCTGGGCGAAAGCGTGGATCGCGTCGTGGAGTGGATGGGCGGCGAAGCCCAGCAGTACGGCGCGGGCCACAAGGATGACTTGCTTCGATAGGAGGAGCCATGACCAGTCTGAACCTGTTCGGCCACGAGCTGGTGGTCGACAACTTCGCCGGCGGCGGCGGAGCCAGTGAGGGGATCGAGCAGGCCCTGGGCCGGCCAGTAGACCTCGCCATCAATCACGACGCCACGGCCATCGCCGTGCACACCGCGAATCACCCAGGCTCTGAGCACAGTGTTGCTGACGTGTGGGACATCGATCCCGAGACGGCCGCCGCTGGTCGTCCGGTGGGGCTCGCCTGGTTCTCGCCCGACTGCCGCCATCACAGCAAGGCAAAAGGGGGGCGACCGGTCAGCAAGAGCGTGCGCGGCCTGGCATGGGTTGCCGCGCGCTGGGCGGCGAAGGTGAAGCCTCGGGTCATCGCGCTGGAGAACGTCGAAGAATTTCTGGACTGGGGCCCGCTGATCAAGAACGCCAAGGGCCAATTGGTGCCGGATCCAGCTCGAAAGGGGCAGACCTTCAATGGCTTTGTGCGTGCCTTGCGCCGGCATGGGTACCAGGTGGATTGGCGGATCCTGAAAGCCTGCGACTTCGGAGCCCCAACCATTCGCCGTCGGCTGTTCCTGGTGGCCCGCCGTGATGGGCTGCCCATCAAGTGGCCGAAGCCATCTCATGGCGACCCGGGCTCGCCTGCCGTTCGGAGGGGGAAGCTGCAGCCCTGGTGTACCGCCGCGGAGTGCATCGATTGGTCGATCCCGTGTCCCAGCATTTTCGAGCGGCAGCGCCCCCTGGCCGACGCCACTCTGCGCCGCATTGCCAAGGGCGTGATGCGGTACGTGGTTGAGAGTGGCGACCCCTTCATCGTGCCAATCGCCAACTACGGCAATGGCTCGGAGTTGGTCAACGCCATAAGAGAACCTCTACGCACCGTCACGGCCTGGCCCAAGGGCGGCAGCTTCGCGGTGGTGGCGCCGCACATCACCAAGTTCCGGTCAGGCGCGGTCGGCCATCGCGCCGACGAGCCGATGCACACCATCACGGCCAACAGCAACGCCGACAACTCGAAGGCCAATCCCGGCGGCTGCGCCCCGATTGGCGTGGTCTCGGCCTTCCTGGCCAAGCATTACACCGGTGTGATCGGCGACGACCTGCGCAAGCCGCTGCCGACGATCACGGCCACTGATCACAACGCGCCGGTGGCCGTCAGTTTGGTGAACCTCAAAGGCAGTGAGCGAGGCGGCCGGGATCCGCGGCAGCCGATGCCCACCATCTGTGCCGGCGGCACCCACGCGGCGGCCGTAGCCGCCTTCCTCGTTAAATAC